CACCATCGACGATTTTGCTGACCAAACTTTGGGTATCACAACCATCAGTCTTGCGACTGCTGGAGCACAAATCGGTTACGGTGTTACCGCTGCTATCAGTGGTGTTCTTCCCGGATCTGGGACAACCTCTGTATTCACAGGTTATCTGAAGGGAATCATTACTGGTGTTACCACTGCTACCTCAGGATCTAGCACAATCGATGTTAAGGTTGTTTCTAGAGTTTCTAGTACAGGAACTGAAACTAAAATCGATTACAAGGAAGGCGATGCATTCTCATCGTTTGATACTTCCGATTCTGTTTACTTCCTGAACAACGCTGGTATCAACACTGGACTTTCTGCAGCTGCAGCATACACTCCAGGAACATCAGTTGACTGGTACGATCAGCAAACTTTGGGTCTTACCAACTCCACCGTGTACTGGAAGTCCATTGCTCCTAGACCTACTACTAGCAACTTTGTTTCGACAAGAAACGGAGAAGGTGATGGTATTCACGTTGTTGTAGTTGACGACAAAGGATCTGTTACTGGTGTTCAAGGCAACGTTCTTGAGAAGCACATCAGTCTTTCCAAGGCAGCAGACGCAGTATCTGATGTTAATTCTCCTCAGAGAATTTACTACAAGGATTATATTGCAGATTTCTCTGCAAATGTTTATGCTGGTTACAGCCCATCTCAAGCAGTAGATGCTTATCATGGAACTGCTCCTAGAGCAACTGGTTTCTCTACAAACTTCACTCCTGTTTCAACTAGTGATGGAAATTGGGGATCGAATGCACAAGGAACAACCTTCTCTGCAATTGGTAACGCTACTTATTCATTAGTTGGTGGAGTTAACTATTCTGCTGCTGGTGGAATGAAGGCAACTCTTGGTGATGTTAAAACTTCTTACGAACTCTTCAGAAATGAAGATGAGGTTGAAGTTGATTATCTAATCATGGGTCCTGGTTGCGCTATCAAAGATGAGTCGCAAGCAAAAGCAAACCTCCTTATCAGCATGGCTGAAGCAAGAAAGGATTGCATGGCGGTTGTTGGACCACATAGAGCAGATTTGATTAACATAACCAACACCACAACTCAAACTAACAACCTTATTAACTACTTTACTCCACTTTCTTCTTCCTCTTACGCGGTATTTGATAGTGGTTACAAGTACGTTTATGATCGTTTCAATAACAAGTTCCGTTATGTTCCGTGTAATCCGGACGTTGCAGGAATGATGACGCGTACTTCTATTGTTGCTTATCCTTGGTTCTCTCCTGCTGGTCAGAGAAGAGGTGTTCTGAAGAATGCTATTAAGTTAGCATATAATCCTTCTAAGGCACAAAGAGACAAACTGTATCCTAACAGAGTTAACTCTTTCATCACCAAACCCGGTCAAGGAACATTCTTGTTCGGTGATAAGACAGCACTTTCTTATCAATCTGCTTTTGATAGAATCAATGTTAGAAGATTGTTCCTCACTGTTGAGCAAGCACTTGAAAATGCAGCGAATTCGCAACTCTTTGAACTCAATGATGAGTTAACGAGAGCAAACTTCAGAAATATCGTTGAACCTTATCTCCGTGATGTTCAAGCAAAAGGCGGTCTCTTCGGATTCCTGGTTGTTTGTGATGAGACAAACAACACTCCTGATATTATTGATAATAATGAATTCAGGGCGGATATCTTCCTGAAACCTGCGAGATCCATCAACTACATCACGCTGACCTTCGTTGCTACCCGAACTGGTGTTAGCTTTGAAGAAGTCGCTGGTAGAGTTTGATCTTAGAATAACTAACTAAATCGGAGAAACCCAATGACAAGACCAGCAAAAACGCTATCTAGTTTTAAATCCGCCCTCATCGGGGGCGGTGTACGCCCCAATCTATTTGAAGTACAACTAACAACTGTTCCTGCAGGTGTTACTTGGAATGCAGATACTATGTCGTTTATGTGCAAAGCAGCACAGATTCCAGCATCTAACATCGCTTCTGTTGATGTTCCTTTCAGAGGTAGAATCCTGAAAGTTGCTGGAGATAGAACAGTTGACAACTGGACTGTTACTATCATCAACGATGAGAACATGCAGCTCAGAAGAGGATTTGAGATGTGGGTCGAACACATGGCCAGACTCGACAATAATGTCGGGGCAACAAATCCAGCAGCATACATGATGCAAGCTACTGTCTTCCAGTTAGGTAGAGGTGGTGCAAGAAATGCCACTGATAACAATGGAGAAGAGCAAGTAATTCTTGCAGAGTATGAGTTCAGAGACATCTTCCCAGTGAATGTAAGTCCTATCGAACTTTCTTTCGATAGTTCTGATACTATTGAAGAATACACTGTTGAATTCGCTGTTAATAGCATCGTTAATCCTAATACTTCTGGTCCTACTCCAGAACCTGAAGACGAAGAATAATCGCTTGACGGTTAATTGATAAATAGGTTATATAAAAGTAATCTATAAATCATGGCGTCAAAGTTATTCGGATTCTCGATAGAGGATTCTGAACCATTACCACCTAGTGCCGTCTCCCCCGTTCCTCCAAATAATGAGGACGGGGCTGACCACTATATGAGTAGTGGTTTTTTTGGGTCTTATGTTGACATTGAAGGAATTTATAGGACTGAATTTGATTTAATTAAAAGATATCGTGAGATGTCACTTCACCCAGAGTGTGATAGTGCAATTGAAGATATTGTAAATGAAGCAGTTGTTTCGGATTCAAATGATAGTCCCGTAGAGATTGAACTATCGAACCTTAATGCTAGTGATGGTATTAAAAATAAAATTCGTAAAGAGTTTAAATATATCTTAGATTTATTGGATTTTGATAAAAAAGCACATGAGATTTATCGTAACTGGTATATTGATGGTCGTATTTACTATCATAAAATAATTGATTTTAAGAATCCAACAGCAGGTATTCAAGAGTTGAGATATATTGACGCAATGAAAATGCGTTATGTTAGAAAACAAAAGAAGAAACCAGGAAATAATCAAGGGTCTGCAATTCAGAGAATAAAGAGTGATAATCCTATGGATTATGACTTCCCTGAAATTGAAGAATTCTTCATGTATAATCCCAAGTCTACATATCCTACTGGGAACCCAATGCAGACTGGGGCAAGTCAAGGTATCAAGATTGCTAAAGATGCAATTACTTATTGCACTTCTGGTTTAGTAGATCGTAATAAAGGTAACACTCTTTCGTATCTTCACAAGGCGATTAAATCACTCAATCAACTTAGAATGATTGAGGATTCACTGGTTATCTACAGATTATCCCGTGCTCCAGAGCGTAGAATTTTCTACATTGATGTTGGTAATCTTCCAAAAGTCAAAGCAGAGCAATATCTACGTGACGTTATGATGCGTTATCGTAACAAACTTGTGTATGATGCAAACACTGGAGAGATTCGTGATGATAAAAAATACATGTCAATGCTTGAGGACTTCTGGCTTCCCAGGCGTGAGGGCGGAAGAGGAACCGAAATCACCACTCTTCCTGGCGGACAAAACTTGGGTGAAATTACTGATATTGAATATTTTAAAAAGAAACTCTACCGTTCGCTTAACGTCCCACCATCACGAATGGATGGAGAAGGTGGGTTTAACTTGGGGAGATCTTCTGAGATCCTGAGAGATGAACTCAAGTTCACAAAGTTTGTCGGACGTTTGAGAAAGAGATTCTCCAACATGTTTAATGACATGCTGAAGACCCAATTACTCCTCAAGAATGTAATTACTCCTGAAGATTGGGAGACAATGAGTGAGCATATTCAGTATGACTTCTTGTATGATAACCACTTCTCAGAACTGAAAGAAGCAGAATTAATGAATGAGAGACTTGCTCTTGTTGCAACTGCAGAACCATATGTCGGAAAATATTACTCACAAGATTATATAAGACGTAAGATTCTCCGTCAAACTGATGTAGAAATTATTGAGCAAGATGAATTAATCGAAAAAGAAATTAAGGATGGAACTATTCCAGATCCTGCAACTATTGATCCTGCAACTGGACTACCTTTTGCGACGGAAGCAAGTACAGACTTAGGAAAACCACAAATGGAACCTGAAGTTGATGGATCTGCAACAGAGGCACCAGAAATTCCTAGTGGTGGCGAAATATAAATATAATATAGTTAACTATTGAACAATTACGATGGAAGAACTTTTAGATATGATTGTCACTGATGAATCTCCTTCTCAAATTAGTGATGCAATTAAAAATATGCTTTATACAAAAACTGCAGAGAGGGTAGACACATTCCGTCCTTCAGTGTCTGATACTGTGTTTGATCACGGAGAAACATCTGAAATTGATGCAGAAATGGAAACTGATGATGACGAAACCGTGGATACTGATGATGAAATTGAACAGGAAGAAGATTAATTATAAATAAATAAAAAATCTGTATAAAAATGGCTAGGATAAAATTGAGTGCCGCTGAAGTAAGTCTTACTGCTGGTATTGGTAATTCTACAACTGTTAGTAATGCAAGAGTAGTAAGATTTCATAATGATTCTGGTGCAGCTGCTGTTTTGTATGTCACTGACTCAAGTTACGCAGGTATTGGTTCTATCTCCGTTAAAGATGGAACAACTGAATTGATTGAAAAACATCCAGAAGATTACATTTATTACACAGGAAGTGCAACCGTCAAGATTGCAAGAGTAGGAATTACCAACTAAAAAAATGAAACTTATCAGAGAAGAAATCGAGTCAGTAGAATTTATCGTTGAACAACGCAACGGTAAAAAGCAACTGTACATTGAGGGAGTTTTCCTTCAAGGCAACATCCAGAATCGTAATGGACGTATGTATCCGATGGAAACTCTCCGTAAGGAAGTTCAAAGATACAACGAAAACCATGTTATCGCTGGTAGAGCACTTGGAGAATTAGGTCATCCCGATGGACCAACTGTTAACCTTGACCGGGTTTCTCATAAGATTGTTTCTCTGAAAGAAAGTGGTTCAAACTTTGTTGGTAAAGCAAAAATTTTGAATACTCCTATGGGCAAGATTGCATCTTCTCTCATTGAAGAGGGTGTGAAACTTGGCGTTTCTTCCCGTGGTATTGGTTCTTTGAGACCAACAAAAGAAGGTGTTAATGTTGTTGGTGATGATTTTATGCTAGCAACTGCTGCTGATATTGTAGCAGATCCTTCTGCTCCCGATGCTTTTGTTGAGGGTATTATGGAAGGAAAAGATTGGGTTTGGGATGGCGGCATTCTCAGAGAGAAAGCAATTGCTAGAACTTACAAAGAAATTAACACTTTAGTTTCTAAAAAACAACTGGATGAACATAAGTTAGACTTATTCAACCAGTTCATATCTAATTTATAAATTTATAAATAAATATAGTTTAAATTTTAATAGGTAATCGGAGAGTTCACATGTCTAGTGCGAAAAAATTACAGGAAATGGAAGTAAAGACACAACAATCCCGTACCGCTGTTAACAGTGGTGCGAAGGCTGCGGAGGCAATGCCAAAAATGTCGGATCCAGGCACACAACTTGGTGCTATTGAAGATCTTGGTGGTCCCACCCCCGAGAACTACAAACCTGATGATGATTCGGCTAAGTTAAAAACACCAGTCGGTTCCCTTAAGCAAGTTAAGGATGTTGTAACCAAGTCCGCAGGAAAAGCAGATCCCATGAAAGCAGGAATGAAAGAAGAGATCGATGCAGAAGACGTTATTGAAGAAGAAGAAACTGTAGTTTCTGAATCTGAAACTACCGTTGAAGAGTATGATCTTGACGAAGATGTAAATGCGCTTCTTGGTGGCGAAGAACTCTCCGAAGAGTTTAAAGAAAAAGCAAAGATGATCTTTGAAGCAGCAATCACTGCAAAGATTGCCGAAATCAAAGAGACTCTTGAGGTTCAATACGAAGAGAAGCTTGTTGCTCAACTCGTTGAAGAGAAAGAAGCACTTGCCGAGCGTGTTGATTCCTATCTTGAGTATGTTGCAGATGAATGGTTTGAAGAAAACGCACTGCAAATTGAAACCGGTCTTAAGACCGAAATGACTGAGTCCTTCCTCTCCGGAATGAAGGAACTTTTTGAAGCACATTATGTATCAATCCCTGAAGATAAGTATGATGTACTTGAGACGATGGTAGAAAAATTAGATGATATGGAGACCAAACTCAATGAGCAAATTGAGAAAAACATCACTCTGAATGGCAGACTTGCTGAATCAGTTGCTGATGGTATTCTTGATAATGTTTCTGAAGGACTTGCTTCCACACAGAAAGAAAAGCTTGCCTCACTTGCCGAAAGTGTAGAGTTTGAAAGTGAAGAAAAATATCGTGAAAAACTGGAAACGCTTAAGGAGTCGTATTTCACTTCTCAATCAGTTTCTCCAGTTGCTAAAACCGAAACCCTTTCTGAGGGTACTGATACTGCCGGATCTGAGTCTTACTCTGATTCAATGTCAGCATACCTGAGAACCATGGGCAACTTTGGTTTAGGCAATTCCTGAATTTAGTATCAATTCAAACATAAACAACCACAAAAGGTAAACGCAAATGTTCCAATCTGAGCATCTGCAGGAAAAGTGGGCACCTCTCCTCAACTATGAGGGTCTTGATCCAATCAAGGATTCTCATAGAAAGGCTGTAACCGCTGTCCTGTTAGAAAACCAAGAAAAGTTTTTAAAAGAGCAAGCCGCATTCGATAATGGCGGTATGCTAACCGAGCAACCAACGATGAGTGTTGGTAACGGTGGATATACTTCCTCCGGCGGCCAAACCGTTGCTGGTTTCGACCCCGTTCTGATCTCCTTGATCAGACGCTCAATGCCTAACCTGGTCGCATATGACCTCGCAGGCGTTCAGCCTATGTCTGGACCTACTGGACTCATCTTCGCGATGCGTTCCAAGTACTCCTCTCAGGCTGGATCCGAATCATTCTTCGACGAAGTAGATACTGCATTCTCTGGTCAGGATGCAGGTCTTGACGAGACCGATGGTATTTCTGATATCAACGTTGGTCTTGGTACTACTTCCCAGTCGGGAACCAACCCTGCAGTTCTCAACCCTGTTGGACCTGCTAACTCCAGCGGATATGACGTTGGTCAGGGTATGCGTACCGACGCTGCTGAAGCTCTTGATGGTACAGGCAATGATGCCTTTAACCAGATGGCATTCAGCATCGAGAAGGTTACTGTTACTGCGAAGTCCAGAGCACTCAAAGCAGAGTACTCCTTAGAACTCGCACAGGACCTTAAGGCAATCCACGGTCTGAACGCTGAAGCGGAACTCGCCAACATCCTCTCTACTGAGATCTTGGCTGAGATCAACCGCGAAGTTATCAGAACCATCTACAAGGTTGCTGAGCAAGGTGCTGTTGCTAACACCGCAACTGCTGGTCTGTTCGACCTAGACATCGACTCCAACGGTCGCTGGAGTGTTGAGAAGTTCAAAGGACTTCTATTCCAAATCGAGAGAGACGCTAACGCAATTGCACAGCGCACTCGTAGAGGAAAGGGCAACATGATCCTCTGCTCCGCAGACGTTGCTTCTGCACTCACCATGGCTGGTGTACTTGATTACACCCCCGCACTCAACGCTAACCTGAACGTTGACGACACTGGTAACACCTTCGCTGGTGTTCTGCAAGGTAAGTATCGTGTATACATCGATCCTTATTCTGCAAACCTTACCTCTGCAAACGCATCG